ATGTGGTTCAGCACCATGCACTCCGATGTCGGCACGTCCAGATACGAACACTCTGGGCACCCCTTCCGACAGTTCCCTGCTACTGCTTTCAATGCTTCGTCAATTCCTATCTTCATCTCTAATGCTCCTAGGATTGTCACTGACGCATTTTTCAGCCGTGGTGGTGATATTCTGTTTTCTCTCAACTTCGAGCGTTTTGAGGCGGATTCTTAAGCTTTCACATTCGTCCCTCATCAGCCTCACTTCTTCTCTGAGATTTTCCGTTTTTCCTTCGAGTTTCGACTGGTCTTTGCAGAGCCAGAGCAGGAGGAAGATTACGAGGAAGAAAAGCAGAGTCATGGCAGCACATGCGATGTTCCAGTCAGACATTTTTGACCTCCCTGTAAAATTTGGCTTTCTTTGCCCGAAGTATGTAGTGATACGGATTTCTGTCTCTTTCGGCTTTGCAGTAGAGTGCGTCTCTCACTGCTGCCGTGTTGTACTTGTTCTTTCTCACCTGCTCGACAACCCCGCAGTCAATCCAGTGGCGGAGAGTCACAGGGGAGATTCCGACAATTTTGCACACTTCGTTCGTGGTGAACGTGTCGTCTTCCGAGTAAAGTATTGGAGCGGACGGTTTCGGGATTTCTATGTTCACTCCGCCCTTTGCTCTCATTGCCGACTCTGAGTAAGTGGCTGTGAGATTGTCTAGTGCTTTATCGTAGTTAGTGGCATTGGTCTTAAAAGTGTCGCCGTTGCCAAAGTGGAATATGTAAGTGTGCATTTCAGGCATGAGCCACCTCCCGCCATATGTCTCTGTGGATTTTTGCGACTATCCATTCGTCACTCCCTCCAACAGTGTTCTTCATCTTTTCCTCCCACTTCTTCACCTCCCTTTCCGCCCTCGGTCTTATGCCAAGTTCAGAGAGAGCCGTGATAAGAGAATCGAGGGAAACTGAAGATAGCTCTACACCGTCTTTCCGGTATGTCCATGTTCCTTCATTTCGTGTCATTTTAGGTTCTCCTTATGGATTCATGATAAAGCAACAAAAAGCGACATGTCAATCGCTTTTTATAGCTTTTATAACTAAATCTTTGAGTTCGTCCAAACTTCTCACAAGGTCGTAGCGTATGCCGGCTTCATGGCATTTTCTTTCAAAGGTTTTCTGATACTCGCTCTGCTTCCCCCTAGCCGTCTTCAGTTCAAGGTAGCCGAGCTCTACTTCGTCCGAATTTTTACCAGGCCACCATACGAGCATATCAGCCACTCCAGGAGTGAGTCCTGCAGCCATGAGTTGCTGTTGAGCTATCACACTCCGGCCATCCGCTTCATTTGGTATCGAGTGGCAGAAAATTCCAATGCTTCTGAGATAACGGAAACACTGTGCCTGAATCTTCAATTCATCGTTTCTTCCCATAATTTTCTCCGTCCGAAAAGTCTTCGTCCTAAAAGTCTCTAAAATTAGGACAGGACCGACCCCCCGCTCTTTTTGATTTAGGACAAGCCCCCTCTCCTTACAGGAGAGAAGGGGGCCGTCGTCCTAAAACTTTTAGCGTGCGTCGATTTCGGACAATAGGACGAATACCGTTTGTCCGACTTCTGTCCTATTGTCCTAAACATATATAGTTTTTATACAAACCGGCTTTTTTACAAGGTAATAACCCCTATCTCTTTTCTGGAGCTTTTCACCGAACATTTTTCCGATTTCCCTGTCGCTGTTAAGGCTTCTGTAAGCACTTTCTCTCGTGATTTCTTTACCGTATTTGGCTCTCTTCCAGAGCATTACAAACTCCTCCATATCGGCTCTGGGAACGAGCCAGAAATCGCCATCTTCAGAGTAGTAGTGCCCCTCATTTTTTACCCAGTAATCTTTGAAAAATGAGTAGATTTCAAAGCATGGTGCGAGCCTCAGATCGGCCTTCTTTGTGTCTCTTGAAACAAGAACTGTAGAGGTGCGGGGTTCTCCGTCTTCGTTAAGCCAGTCGATTGTGACCTGCTTCATTTCGAACCCCATCGGAGGCGGTATTTCAAGGTCTTTCTGTTTGATAGTGGTCAATGAAAAATACTGAGGATTATCCTCGTCCTTCTCAATAAGGAAAGCAAAATCCATAGCTCCGAAAATTACAGAGCTTCCTCTGGCTCTTCTCTGTGCATCCGTTCCGAGTCCTGTATGGTGAGCAAGGATAAGACAACAACCGTATTCCCTTTGAATTTTGCTGATGTTGGCAAGGAAAGCATGTGCTGCGTCTGCTGCATTTTCGTCTCCTGAATTGAACTGGTTATAGGTGTCAATTACGACAAGATCGACGCTTCCCCATCTCTTTCTGGCTTTCTCGATTTTTTCGATAATGAAAGCAAGATCGTTAAGGTTAGTGAGGTCTTTGGCGTATTGGGAAGTATCAAGATTCCCCATTTCCTCTTCGGGTAGATTATGTTCGAGTTGCCATGCCCTTTGCCTTATCTTGACACCGTGGAAACCTTCTCCGCAGAGATATATAACATTGGCTTTTTTGCACTTCCTGCCATGCCATGAGCCGAGGCCGGAAGAGAGAGTCATCATCATATCAAGGAGCGTGAAACTCTTTCCTGTGCCACTTGCTCCAACTACCATTCCTATCTGTCCCATCGAGAACATTCCCTTTATAAGGTATGGCGGGAATGTCGGCTCTTTGAGCATGTCAGCAATGGACACAAAGTAATCATCGTTATCTTCTTCCTCCGGCAACAATAAAGTATTAAGTGCACTGTTTCCGTAAGCTAAAGCATAATCATTTGCGTCCATGCCGACTTTGGGGATAAGGATATAATCCAGTCCTTCACAGACTTTCTCTCCTGTCCCCGATTCATCGTTGTCAGCAACTACTACAGCACCTTTATAATCTTTTGCTACCTTCGGGATATTTCCAGCAGAGATGGCACAGACTACAGTCGCCCCCGTGGCTTCGTGTATGCTTGCCCCTGTGGCATATCCTTCACAGAGAAATACACGGGCATCACCGGAAAAGATGTATCGCACGGAGGAAGAAGGGAGTCCATAGTAGAACCTCTTTTTCCCTTCCGGTGTTATTCTCTGCACAGTCTGAATTTCGCCTTTGTCGTTATACAGAGGAATAACTAATGTATCGCCGTCAATTCTCAAATCCTTACCGGCCTTTACTTTCTTCTTTTCGAGGTATGGATGGGAAGAAACAGGAGGAAGGTTATTGTAATAACCTCTCATCTCTTTTCTTATCTCTTCTTCCAGCTTTTTCTTTTTGATTTCAAGTAGTTTTCTCTGCTCTTCAGCGTCTCTCCTTTCTTCGTTGGTTAAACCATTCTCACCTCGTGAACAGAATTTTAATTTTTCATATTCCGGCCGGCTCCAGTCTCCGTAACTCCCATAGATGGCTCCAGTTTCCCACTGGCTTTCATGAAGAACGTACCAACATCTTCCTTCTTTGCCGAAGCGATGGAACTCGCCATCTGTTATGGTAGCAGGAGGCATTACACCTAATACTTCCATACATTTAGCAGCGAAAGAAATATGATTCTCTTTCAGTTCTAAATTCTTATATTCAATTTTTGGAATTTTCATTCATTATTTCCTTTTGTTTTTCGAGGATGTTCTCTTCATAGATTCGATAGTTTTCAGTGCATTTGTGATACTCTTCTTTAGTCACCATGCCGGTAACCTCCATGTAGCCATTATCATTTTTGCGTGTGTAAATGATTACAGGAGGCCCTGCTTCCCTTATGGCTTCTGCAAGCACCGGATAAGCTATCCCCCCGACACGATAGATATAATCCGAAAATTTTATACCGAATTTGGAACAAAAATAAGAGAATCTATCATTAGCTTTCTTTCTGATGAAGGGATTCACTCTTTCGTCTATGATGAGGTATTCCTTCACCTGTACAGTCGTTCCATGGCAGAAATAAGTAACTTCCCATCTTTCATAATGAGGGTCTTTTACTCCTGTTCCTTTAAACCAGTTCCATGAGTTGACAAGATAGCTTTTTTCTTCATTTTCACTTTCGTCCCCATTTGGATCGCCGTAGTAGAGATGTCTGGGATTAGTTAATTCCAGATCTGATTTAACAGGGAATTCATATCCGCATGAAGGGCAGATATAATCTTTTCTTTCTACTACTTCGAGACACATAGGGCACACTTTAACAGGGGATAATCCCTGTCCCTTGCCTTTGCCTTCCTTTTTGATATTCAGCATTGGCTTTCCTATAGGGCCGTGCCTTTCAACATTCCCTCCAAAATCCAACAGAAGACAGTTTTCTTTTTCTGTCTCTGGAGAGATTCTTATTCCTCTTCCGACCATCTGCAGGTAAAGACCTGTAGAGAGAGTCGGACGGATAAGAGCTACGCAGTCTATAGCGGGATAGTCAAATCCTGTGGTGAGGATTGAACAGTTACAAATTACTCTGGCTTCACCCGAAGTGAAGGCTTGAAGAGTCTTTTCTCTTTCCTGTTTATTCATCGACCCCTCGACACACACGGAGGGGATATCCATATCGTTGATAAGCGAATCTATATTTTTCGCTTGTGCGACTGAGGAGCAGAAAACGACACAGTGATAGCGGTGATAATATTCGAGCTTCTTTACAATCTCTTCTGCTATTGCCTGATTTGTTTTGTAGTTATTCACCTTTTCATCAAGGTCTTTCTGGCTGAATTCTCCTGCTACGATTTTTACGTCAGTAACATCTATTTTGTTCAGCGTATCCTTCGTAGTGAGTCGTGAGAGATAGCCTTGTTTCTGCATGTCGAGAATGCCGATAGTTTCAATGTAGTAATCGAAGAGATTCCCGTCTTCGACAAGTCTTCCCTGGCTCATTCTAAATGGCGTGGCAGTAAAGCCTATAACTACAGCTGATTGAGTCGAAAGAAATTCTTGATACTGCCCTTCGCTCTTATTGTTGATAAGGTGACACTCATCAATAATAATCAAGTCGAAATAATTTTCCAGTTCTTCCTTCTTGCTGATAAGGGACTGTATTGAGGCGAATGTAACAGTATGAAAAAGCTCTTTTCTTTTGAGTGAAGCTGAGTATATTCCGATATCCAACTCCGGCTCTATGCCTTCTAGTTTCCTTACATCCTGTTCAATCAATTCTTTCTGATGAGTGAGGAGGAGAATCTTGAAATCCTTGCCCCAATAGTAGAGAGAGTCAGCGATAACTCTGGCGATAAGCACAGATTTTCCCGATCCCGTCGGAGCCACAACACAGGGACAGAGGCCGGGCTTTGTTCTGGTAAGGCTGTCGAATATTTCATCAACAGCCTTCTTCTGATAATCTCGAAGTTGAATCAAAACTTCACCTCCCCGCCGTCTTTTTTCTCTGCGGTGGTCAAGCGGAGAAATTCATCGCTTGATACTCCGTCCATACCGTTGAGAATAACTTCACCTGTGAGAGGATTCTCGAAGGCTACGCTTGTCTCGGTAGAGAGTTCGGGGTAGTAAGTGAAGTGAGTCATAAGAGAAGGATTGAAAGCGTGATAATCACAGCCATATTCCTGCATGTCCTTATCGAGTGCTCCCATGCCCCATTCGTATTTCTTATCGAGGGCACATGACCAGCTTCCATCTTCCTCCGGTGTGGAGTGGCAGCAGGTGCGACAGTTGATATTCTCGCTCTGGTGTGTAAAATGGCAGAAATGAGAATAGTCGCAGAACTTGCAGAAGAAATTTGTCGGGTCGGTTGAAAGTAATCCCGGCAAAGTTTCCGACTTTCTTATTTTTTCGGCTTTGTCGAGGTACGCTTTCAAACATTCCTCTTCAAAGTCGATTCTTTCAGCATAGATTTCCGAGTTATCTTTGCAATAAGCCGTAAAGAAGGCTCTCTCCACTTTTTTCTTGAGGAAGAGAGATGCTGCATACATTTCGCACTGCATCTGCACGTAGTATTCCGGCTTTGCAGAAAGCACACCTTCTTTGACAAACTTGTTGTAAGTCTCTTTATTACAGCTCTTGTTTTCCCACGTGTGAACAGTCTTCTCCGCCGTAGGAACGCCGGAGAAGATTATACCGTCCGGCATGCAGACAAAGTGAGGTGCTATCTCTATTTTTATCTGGTCTTTTCCTGTGTACTGAAGGTCTACATTCAGAGAAGAGCGAAGATAATTCTCCATTTCTTCTTCGAGAATTGAGCCTAAGTGAAAAATTCTTCCGGTTTTTGGAGAGATTTTCTTGTCAACAGCCCAGTGAAAGTCAAGCCATATAGCTCTTTCGCATTTCTTCGAAATAGAAGAAGCTCCCATCCGTGAAGATGGGACGCTTCTCTTTGAAGAAATTAGAGAATCAATGTCGATGACTTTTGTCAGTTTAATAGGTTCTCCGAATTTCATTGTTACTCTCCTCTTCTTCTTGGAGCAGGGCGGGAGGGATTAGCCTGTGTGTAAGTGCGGGCATTCGTATCCCTCGAAGGTGCAGCCGGTGCTTCATTCCTTGTGGAAGTCGGAGAGAAATCGTTCTGGTTGAGCGGGCGGGTAGACTTGATGTTGTTCTTTCCGTTCTCGTCAATGTTAACAGTAATGAGGCATTCCCCTCCGAGGAATTCGTCAGAATCCTCGACATCATGAGTGAGGCCGATGGCGTTCATCAGGGTTTTGAGTAACTGTCTGTTGACCTTCTCCGCTTCGTTTGCATTCTGCATCCCGTTGTAGCTCATCCAGAGATTGTAGAGTAGTGTTCTGTTCGCATACTGTCCTTCGGTGATTCTGAATGTGAGCAGAAGTCTAGTGTTGTTATTCTTTCCTGCTGTTCCATATTCGCATTTAGTGATGATTGCGGGATATGTTCCTGCCTTGATCATCTCGTACTCATTGTCGGGAAGATCGTTGTAGTTGATTCTTGATATCTGCATATTATTGCTCCTTATAAGTTATGCATTTTGTTTGTTCAAAAGAGGGAGAAGCTCGTCCTGTTCGGGGCAATTCCCATTGATATAGAGTGCCGTAAGAGTGTCGCCATTCGTGAGCTTTATGTAATAGGCGTTTTGAAAAACGTCTCCACTCTCACGGGCCTCTTCTTTTGTTATGCCTTCTTTTTTGGCATAGGCCGCAACCTTCCAATCCGAGGCATCTTCATATTCAATGTCAATGGTTGTTATTTCGTTGACGTTAATTATTGTAGGGCTTAGGCTGTCACTAATTTCAATAAACTTTGCCATCTTTGCTTCTCCTTATCTCATTGAATTTAAGATGTCCGAAAGTTCAAAAGCGTCTTTTACTGGTGTGCAGTCGGCGTTGTAATAGAGGTCTAAAACAAACATGTTGTCTCCGATACCTACAGCCATTGTTGTGATTTCTTCACCATTAGAAAGCTTGAAGGTGAGGCCTTTTATGTATGTAGGACCTTTAGAGCTACATTTCTCTTTATCAGAGAATTGGATACTTTTTACACTTTCGATTAAAGTGGTATCAATCACTCTGTGGCTCGATTCTCCGAGGCAGTTTTGGAGAGTTATAAACCTTGCTTTCTGATTTTTTTCACTACGACTCTGATATTTCATGCTCATTTTCTACTTTACCTCCACACTAGTTTTAGCTCTTTTTGTCGTTGTCACAGCCTGAATAATTTTCATGGCTTTTTCTTTGTCTTCCTCGTCCCAGTAGTTCATCCTGTCGAGAATCTTTTGTGTCGGATATTCCGGCTTCATGTTGAAGATATCTCTGGGGTCGAACTTCGCTTCATCGCAGAGCTTGAAAGCCATATCCTTGTCGATACTGCGATTCATCTTGAATTCGATTCTGACTTTTTCTTCTGCTCCTCTGAGGTCAATCTTTCCCGGCTCGATCGGCATTTCGGGATCTTCGACTCCGGCGATTTTCTCAAATTCACGAAGGATAGTAAGCATGTTCTTCTCAGCCTGTTCCTTCTTTGCCTTCTCGCTGGAATACTCTCTAATAAGGTTATCCAATTCATCGCCGGCCACAACAATTTCGGGGATGTTACTCTTCGGCATTTGTTTCTACTCCTTTATTTCTGATTTTGTCGATGATGTATCCGAGGTCTGCATACTCTTCGTCTGCAAGATATCCGGACTGGTCTTTACATGCCCAGCGTCCATCATTGACACACTGAATCCATCTGTCGATATACGGATTTCCGTCTTTGTCTGCTGTTTTTTGCGACCGCATAGCCAGGACTTCATTGAAGAGATATGGAATCTTTGAAGAGAAGTTCGAGGAATTGACGAACGGAGAGTATGAAACTCTTCCGGTGTCCTTATCTTCAATTCTTCCGAGCTTAAATATCATCACAATATCCTTGCCTTCGATAGAGAAGAATTTCCGGAGCTCTTCATTCACTTTATCCTGAGTCTGAGTGTAGATATCCCATCCTCTTGCTTTGCCTTCTCCTTTGATTTTCATCATGTGAAGGTCTGCCAGTTCTGATACTGAGTCAATTACGATTGTGTCGTAGCTGTCATAGTAATCATCACTGTTCAGAGCGATTCTTGCTTCGGCAAGTTCCTCGACTGTTCTGGCTTCCACATAAGGAATATCTTTTCCTGACCTTACAAGGGTGAGGAGTCCTCCTTCTGTTGAGATTACGAACGGTCGGCGGAGTGTGCTAATCTGCCATGTCTTTCCGGCTCCGCTTTCTCCGAAAAGGGCGATTTTAATACCATTCTGGCTGATATCAAGAGTTGATTTTGGGTTGAATGCCATAGGTTCCTCCTTATAGTCCCAATTGTTTCTTTCTCAGTAAGTCAACATCACTGGAGCGAACGTAGACTTTTCTTTCTGAAACTTTCTTTCCTTTCAGAACGCCTTCGTTCATTTTTGCTCTGGCTGTCGGTACACTTACATTGAGAATTCGTGCTGCTTCTCTGAGTGGAATCCACTCGGGAAGTGGATGTTCTTGACGGGCAAGCGAGAGAACTAAATCACACACAATTCTCTGCTGTTCAGGTGTCAATCCGTTGTAAGCTGTGACAAATCTTTCTTCCATGCTTTACCTCCTCTGCTCTCTATATTGTCGCTTTATTTTCGCTTTTTCAAGCGTTTTTTTCGCTTTTTAGAGAAAAATAGAGAAAAAAAGCTATTACATGCTAACCGTATGTTGCTTTTTATAGCATTTTGATATAACTTGTAATCGAGAGGAATAAAGGAATGCCGAAGATAAAAGATATGTTACCGATAGAAGCTGGCAGGAGGCTTGTAGAAGCTCGGCAAGCCCTCGGGCTTACCACCAAAGAGATGGCTGAAAAACTGGGGTTAAAATCATATCAATATGGAGCTTACGAGAGAGAAGAGAGGGCAATAAACGGAAAAGTCCTTGCTTCTCTTCGTGATACTCCAATCAATATTGATTATATCCGCACAGGAGAGGGAGTGCTGAAGAAAGCTCCGCTTCCGACAGAATTTCAGACAGAGTACGATTCTCTCTCCGAAGAGAAGAAAAAAATAGTGATGGCTTTCATCGAGTCAATCAAAGGTGTCTAACCGAAAAATCAAAAGTGTCTAACTTCTGTCTAACCACTTTTTCTATAGAGAAAACTCTTTCTTTATTTTCTTTAATTTTCTATAATTAGGGAAAATAGAGAAAGATTAAAGTACCTTGACGTGGTGGAAGTCGAGGGTTCAAATCCCCCACCGCCCAAACTTCTTTTTCTTTTCTCTGTAAGGAGTTATAAACTATGGCAGAAAAAGAGAAGTGTCTAACTGGGGGTAAGGTTAGACAACAGTTAGACGGTGAGTGTAAGTCACGTATGTCGGCTGAGTTCAATCCCTCGGTCTATAAAGTCAAAAATCGCTACTATTTCAAGGTCACAATCAATGGCGAAAGAAAAAATATTGCGACTGGAAAGAGCACAAAAGAGGAAGCCGAGAAGTTCAGAGATGAGTTTTTCAGAAGAGAAGAAGGCAAAGACCCGAGAAAGCTGTGCACCCTCATCAAACTCTTCACCTCAGTGGAAACTAATCCACGGCTGAAAGAGGCAAAGATTACAGGAGAGAATTATACAGAGCGTTATGCACGTGTTAATGTTGCCCCAAAAGCTCGTCATCTCATGGAAGTAATCCCTGCTGATATCCTCGACATGAAAGTAAAGGATATTACCCGCAAAGAATGTGACAGGGTGAAGAATGCAATTTTCAAGAAGTACGGCTCCCGCTATGTTTCCTCCGGCACGTTCTCGATTTTTAAGAATATTCTTAATTACGCTTACGGACAGGGCTGGATGAAAGATATGATTACCTTCCGCATGAAGGGAATTAAAGTGGAAGCAGAAGAGAAAATCTTCATCCCTTTTGAAAAGCTCTGTGAGATAGCGGAAAAACCCCTTTATTTTCGTTCTGAACTGGAAAAGGATAAATTCTACATATTATTGACAACGGGGCTCAGGAGGGCCGAATTAAGTGCCTTACAGGGTAAACAGCTGAAGAGGGCAAGAATAGGAGAGAGGATTATCTATGTTCTCGATATTTCTCAATCATGGAAGGATGAAAACTGCTCGGAACTTGGTAAACCAAAATGGGGGATACAGCGAATGATCCCTCTTGCAGAAAGTACAGGAGAAAGGCTCTGGAAGTACAAGAAGAGGGATGATGATTTTTTGATGAAGACTTCCAATTCTGTATGGACGGACTCTTTTGCATACACAAAAGCCATGTCCGGCATTAAGGAAGATTTATCTCCTCATAAGCTCCGGCATGCACTAAACACAAAGCTAGTCGAAGCGGGTGTAAATCCTGTCCTTGTTCAGGAATACCTCGGCTGGCACCATCAGGACAGGAATAAAGTGCAGGAAGGATATACTCATATTTACATCAAGGCTCTTCTCGATGTGGCTGATAAAATCGAGGAATGCGTAAAGGGAAATTGTGTTAGTGAGATGGTGTGGCTGTAGTGTGTGGTGTTGTTACGGTTTAGCGTATAGTGTTGGAAACTTTTGTAAACTCTTGCATTTTCCCCACATATAGCGTATCATACTTATACACAGGTTCTTCTCCTCTTCGGTAAACCACACGCTTTATTTCCCTCCGAAGAGGATTTTTTTTTGTTAAAAAGCCCCTTCTTTCGAAGAGGCTCGTAGAAAAGTGTGGCTTACTTATATTCTCAGTATTCCACTCCTCGGCTTACCTGTCTAGCCCTCTTCTTCTTCTTTACTTCTGTCTCCTGCCTTCTCTGGTTTTCGAAGATGATGTCCCATTCATCTTCTGTCAGAGCGTTCAATTTAAACCAGTAATATGCTGAGTAGTTATAGACGAAACAGTCTAATATTTCGTTTCTGTCCCTGTCCTTCATCCATTCATATTTTTTTGTGTTTGCATTCCATTTAAGAGATTCGGCGCAGAGCTGTTCCCACCATTCACGAGAGTAGTCATTACATGACTCGAACTTTTCGTATCCATCATCGATTTCTTTTGTCAAAGAGCCGTACACATTGAATTTGATGTTCTCGACAGGAACTTGATAGTAGACTATAGTGCGGTTTCTTCTGTACTTCTGCAAGGGCATTGTTTCGCCTGGAGAGAATCCTTTAACTTCACCCTTGACCGGCATTATGGTTGAATTACCATATTTCTCGTAATACGTGTTTACAGTGTCTGTCAGATATCCTGTATCAATTGCGTTTGCCACTGGAGAAAGAATTACTCCGTCTTCTCTCTGAAAACTTCCGTATACAATCTGCTCTGTGTATGCAGTCCATGCTGAATTTTCAGTATCAGTCATAGCTTCATTTGGTGAGAGAAGAAAGACTTTGTGCTCGAATGCGATATGTCTTCCTCTCTTTCCCCATCCCATGAGCACAGTCTCAAGTCTATTCTTCTGCACGTCCGTGGCGGTAGTAATAGCTCCGACCCATTCGGGAAGATCGCCCCTTTTGTATGGACTGTTTTTTGACTTCTCAAGTAGATTCACGGCTATAGGTTTGTCCATACCGATTTTATACTGCCTGCAGAGCTTCGTATTGTAGAAAGCAACAAGTGCTGTTCTCTTCTTGCTCTCTGTCTTTTCGTTCATGGCGTCTGAATATTGCTGAGCAAGACTTTCCCAGCTCAGCCACCCGACAGGAGCATAGAGGGACGGAAGAAGAAAGCCCTGATGGTCCTTGTTTGCTTTTTCATTCGTGGCTCTCCATTCACCTCGGGGGAGCATGTAGTCTTTGTCAATGTTGTAGATTTTTCCTCCACATTTGGGGCACGCAAGATGAACATCTTTTACAACTCTCGTGTTTCCTGCCTCCTCTTCCGTATAGTACATGTTCTCCCATTCGAGAGTAATCATTTCATGGCAGCATGGACACGGTACATAGTAGAGGTTATATGTGCTCTTCTCTAAGTCAGAAAGGATATGGCTCTCTTCGTTGCCGGGTGTCGAACTCTCGACAATTTTCCTCTGTTCGTGAAATGCGTCGGTACGTGATAACAGCTGAACACCCGGATCGCCGTTTCTTCCGACATCGAGGGGGTAAGTATCCTTCTCGTCCATAATCAGTACAGACACGGAGTAACTTCTCATGCTTGCTTCGACGTTTGCAGGCACAAAGCGGATGAAGCCTCCTGAGTAGACTTTCTCTGCCAGAGTGTTCCCTGTTCTATTTGAGTCAGCTCCGAACTTTGCCTTTATCTGCGGATTGGCATTCATAAGAGGGTCGAATTTCAGCTTTACAAATTCGTCAAGCTCCCCTCTGTTTGAGAAAGCAAAAGCCTGCGGGCGGGGAGAATGAGCTATATAGTAAGCCATTATCCCTTCCTCGATTAAAGTCTTCCCCATTTGAGTTCCGAAACATAAAGTAATTCTTCTTGTCGGATTAGATGGAGAGGCACAGAGAAGCACCTGCTTTTGATATGGTGCACGCTCGGGATTATAAATACCAGGTTCAGCCGTGTCGGACGGAAGATATAAATTATTTCCCAGCCATGTCGGAATGTCTTCCTCTGGAGGCAGTTCGAGAGCCAGTGTCACGGCTTGTATGAGTTCTTTAATTTTCTCCGTATTCACTACTCTCTATCTCCTTTGATAAATCGGCAAGGATATTCTTTGCCTCTGCTGTGAGCATATTCTTCAGAGAGGTGACTGTTTCATTACTCACTTCCTCTCCTGTTTCTTTTTTGTAGAATGCAGCGAATCGGGAGGCATATCTATCTGGAATATTTGCAAGCTTCCCCTGCGTCTTTGCAAAAGCAACAGAGAGAAAGCGTGTCACCTCATCAATCTTGATAAGCTCCCCCTCTTTCCTCTTTAATTCGAGGTTGCGGATAAGGGCTGTAATCTTGCGGTCGACTGTCTGCCAGTTAAGAACAGTTTTTCCTCTGGAATCTTTGAGGACTTTCCCATCGGGGTCACGAACGAGACAGTCTTGGAAGTCGTTTTCATCGAAGTTCTTGAAGAGCTGTTTGACATCAACTACTCCTGTTTCTAAATCTTCGATGTCGTTTATCTCTTCCGTATCTTTCGTATTGACTTCCGTGGTTTTCACTTTAATGAGAGAGCGTCCTTTCTGAGTAAGGGCGTTCTCCATGATAATATTTTTTAGTTTCTTGTTTTCTCTTTCCCATTCAAGGTATCTTTTTCTCCCTACCTCTTTTGATATTTTTAATTTTCCTTCTTTGATATATGTATTGACAGTCCCCTGCTTAACTCCGGTTCTACGAGAGAATTCAATCACAGAGACATATTCTTTTCCTCGTTCTTTGTAGACATCTATTATTCCTCTATCGCCTTTTGCCATTCTTGATTAAATCCTCCTCCATTTCGTAATAAGAAGCTCCGCAGGTGAAGATGGCACTCTCTTTACCTAAATGGCATGTAGACTCCTCTCTCACCCTGCACCCTTGTTTTCTGAGCCACTTCACTCCTTCGGCACGACTTCGGAAGTAAAGAGTCTCGGAGAAAACCCCGCTGTTGTATACATGTATCATTATTGCCGTCATAAGTAGAGTATATAAACGTTTCCAAACATTTCCAATTCAATTTGTGTTTTTTATTCCGAGTAAGGTATAAAAGAAGTATGACAAAAGCCGAAGCCGTTACTAAAAAGGAAATTGCAGAGACACAGCTTTCACTTGCCCGAGAAGCTTTCACCAACGCCCTTTCTTCGGGTGGTGTTGTCGAGTACACGATTCAGAACGGAGAAGACAGGCGTTCCGTGAAGATGGTTTCGGCTGTGGAGCTTATAACAATCATCAGAAAGCTCGAATCGGAAATCGCCGGATACGAAAGGATAATCGATGCATATTCGGGTAATCGTGGGTTTATTATCGGTGGAGGAATTTACTAATGGCTAATGTCTTTTCTCCGACAAGAACAAGTAAAACAAGCAGAGAATTCCGCCCCTGGTATAACGCAAACATCAATGCCGATTCTTCATACAATCTTAAAGACTCACAGAACACGACAAAAAAGCTCGCTACCGAAACGGCAGTGGGCAAGGCAATAATTGACAGAGTGACACAGTTCACGCTCGGACAGGGCTTATTTCCGCAGTCTGCTCCCGAGATGGCTGTATTGAAGTGTACAGATGGAGACTACGCACGCTTTACTTCCGAGGCGGAGAGCTTCTTCAGATACATCACGGACACGAAGGATTTTGATTTCTACAGGAGAAACACATTCGCACAGCTTCAGAGAATAGCGATGAGGAATATCCTCATATCCGGCGATGTCCTTGTGCATAAGATATATCTCTCGAAGTGGCATAATTACAGGCCGACGATCCAGCTCATCTCCGGCTCTGCTATATATAATAATGGCGGAGAGGCAGACTCAAAGAGCCGTGCAGGAGGAGTCGAGCTTGACTCGAAAGGAAGGGAGACAGGCTACTGGATAGCACAGAGCGATGACAATCTCCATGATACTTTCTCCTCGAAACTTTTTCAGAAATATAATTCATCGGGCATGGAAGAATTCTTCCTTGTTGCTCTCAACACAATCGACGCTAATCAGCTGAGGGGCATTCCGTATCTTACGGCAGTAAGGGACGCAATTCTCGACCTCTCTTCGTACAATTCAGCAACGGTTCAGAAGGCACTCGTTCAGTCTCTCTTTACGGCATTTATTCAGCATGAGGCGGAAGCGGAAGCACCTTCTTCCATTCATCCGACACTTGCTTCTCTTGCTCAGCAGAATGCAGAGATGAAGGAAGAAGAAGATAGAGGAGGAGTCGGTTTCTCTCTCGCTTCGGGGAACGTTATTGATTTGGCTCCGGGTGAGACTGTCAACATGGTTGAAAGTAAGACTCCTGCGTCCGGTTTTAAGGACTATGTAGATGTTCAGCTTGACCTTATCGGCTCGGCTGTGGGGGTACCGAGGGAAGCTCTTCTCGCTTCCTTCCAGTCTTCCTACTCGGCTTCTAAAGGCTCTTTAGCTGTGGCGGAGAAAGGCTTCTCTGTCTTCCGTAAAGACATAGCTGATAACCTCTGTCAGCCTGTTTGGAATATGGTCGTTGACTACGGAATCAGACTCGGAGAGATACACGCTCCCGGGTACCTCGAAGGCAGAGACAGAGTGAAAAAAGCATGGCTTGCCACAACATGGATAGGGCCGAGCACAATCTCCCTCAATCCTGTGCAGGAGGTGAATGCTTATGTCACGGCAATTCAGAATGGACTTTGTACACATGAGCAGGCTGTCCGCTCCCTCTATGGTAAGGACTTCGAGGAAGTAGCAGACAGACTGAAGAAGGAAATAGAAACGTTAAACGCAGTAGAGGAGAAAGCTAATGATAGCAATGATGAAAGACAGGGCGGATATTGAAACGCTTAGACGGTATGCCAATGCCTTCAATTGGACTTCCGTTAAAGAGGGAAGTCTCGGGATAGTATCTCTTTCGGGGCCGACGCAGTACGCAGAAACATGGTTTCTGACAAATAGTGCATACCTTGCACTCCGCTCCACCATTGAAGCACTTATCGAAGACGAAGAAGTGAAGGAAATTGCACTTCTCATCAATTCTCCCGGCGGAGAGACAACAGGACTTATCGAGACAGCTGAATGGCTGCACTCTCAGACAGGAAAGAAGCCGATATACGCTTTCACGGATTCCCTTGCATGTAGTGCTGCATATCTTCTTGGTTCGGCATGCACAGCTTTCTATTCTTCGAAATGGGCCGAACTCGGGTGCTGTGGAGTCATGGCTGTGGTTAATGATGAGACTGAGGCCAATAAGAAATGGGGAATCTTCACAAAGATTTTCCGCTCGAAGTCTGCACAGAAGAAAAATCTCTCCCCTCTTACAGAGGAAGGTGCCGAAGCTCTTCAGAAAAGAATAGACGACCTTGAAGATGGTTACTTCTCGGCTCTTTCTTCCTTTGGCAGAGACTCGGAAAAGATAAAAGGCCTCGAAGGCGGAACGGTTCTCGGAGAAGAGGCAAGTGAAATTGGACTTACGGACGGCGTATATGCCTACGAAGAATTTATAGACCTCATTACAGGAGATGAAGAAATGAATTATGAAGAAATGACAAACGAAGCTAGAGAGGAGGCTTTCAGGACACTTTGTGCTCTTCAGCCGGAGCTCATGGCTTCAGCTATTTCAGAGGAAAGAGAGCGTGTTTCTTCTCTTCTTTCTGCACGTAAGCCGTACAATGCCGAGCTTATCGACAAGGCTGTTGCGGACGGAAGAAAAAAGGAAGACATCGCTGATGAACTGTTGGCACTTGCCGAAAAGAACAGCCCGATGGCTGAACTTGCATCGGCTGTGGAAGCTCAGCAGGAAGTGAAAACTCCAGTTGCGGAGGAGAGAGATGTTTACCTCGCCGCTGCTGAAAATCTTAATAAATAGGAGAAAAAGAAATGGCAGAGATTACAAGAAAAACCAGTTTCTGGGATCCGGCCACAGGTTACAGTGATGATGTAGTTGTCAACAATTCTTCTACTTCTGCAGCTGTAACAGTCAAAAGAGGTATGCTCCTACTCTCCGATGGAGCGGGCAAGTATTCACTTGCTTCTGGAACTCTTACGTTTACAAGAGGAACGAGTAACAGGATTGCAATTGCACTCGAAGATGTGGAAGTTGCAAAGAGTGGAACAGCAACAATCAAGGCTGTAAAGTCCGGTGTTGTTTCCATTGAGTCTCTCTATGAGGCAGGTGGATATACATCGACAACAGCTCCCGACCATGTGCTTGATGAGCTCGGTGGAATTTCTAACATCGCTTTCGTTCACGTCAAGGAGGTTAAGTAATGGATTACGATGCTTTACTCAGAGGACTTGCGAAAGTCGCAGTCAAATCAGTTGCAGGACCGAAGCCCTATGACGGTATCGCAAAGAGATATTTCCCGACAGAAGAGGGAACGGATCAGGACGTCATCAGAGCCAGCTATGAATCTTGGGGGACAGCAGTTCCTAAGATGGCGGTAAGAGGCGAAGACCCCGAAAGAGTCAACTACAAGACTCCTTTCAACGAGAAGTATATCGAGGGTGCTTACTACTTCGTCGAGCAGGAGCTGAAGCTCGCAGACGCACAGAACAGAGTTTTCGATGAGCCTCTTGATTCTCCTTGGTCAATCGAGCAGAGACAGCTCTATCTCACGGCAAAAATCAGAGACAGAATGCACAGAGATTTCATCTTTGCAAAGAACAAGGTTCTTGCAGACGCAGTTCTCACAGGTAAGTTCACCACAAAGAACGGCGGTGAGCAGTCCTTCCCTGTGGTGTCTTCTAACCTCAATCTTTCGGGAGCCTCCCTCTCGACAAAGCCGATTGAAGTTCTTTCGAAGGCTGTCCAGGCACTTGTAAAGAAGGGGCACATTGTAGATACGCTCATCCTTAATCCCGAGGACGCTATCACACTCGCTAGTGCTACGGTATGGCAGAACATCCTTGACAAGTCTCACATTGTCTCCGAGATGGACACAAAGGCACTTGGAGATGATGGTTTTGCGTATGTCGGAACAATTCCTTCAATCGGCTCCGGTTCGCTGAAGGTTCTTGCTTACTACGGCACGACAGACGGCGCTACATTCTTCCTCGAGAAGGGGAAGGGTCTTCTCGTCGGTGAGCCTATCGGCGTTATGGGATACTGCGGAGTGCTTGCTTCTCAGAATGGCATGCAGGGACAGGTCAGTGCAAAGGAAATGTTCACAATCGACGCAGAGGAGAGAGGTGCACTTGTCAAGACTCGTCTTCAGGGTCAGACAGCTCCGTGCCCTGTTATCTACAACATCGACGGCTACGGCGTTCTGACTGGCATTTCGTGAGGTGAATGATGGGTTTTGATTTCAACGCTCAGTGGCAGAACATCATAAAAACATCCCCTCTTTCAGACACGGCAGTAATTGACGGGGCAGAGGTTAAAGGCTTTTTCTTCTCGGGGACATACATCGATAAGAAGGGGGCGAACTTTGCTCCGGCAATGCCGATTGAAAGAAGGTCATTTGTGGTGTCTAATGCCGAGTTTGGGGTCAAGCCCGAAAAGCTCAAAGGAAAGAAAGTAGAAGTCGGTGGTGAGACTTATATTGTGCTCCAGTGCAGAGGTGCCGAGAGTGGTATGTACCGCTTGGAGTTAGAGAAGGTGAAAGCATGAAATTATATCCGGATGTCAGCATTTCAGATGAAACATTCAAGAGCATAAAGAAATTGCAGGAACAACTCCTCTCCATCAGTGATATCACGAGTGACGCCGTATCGGCTGTTCTTGGCAGAACGGCATATTACGGCAGAGAAAGCATTGTCAAGGAAGAAGAAAGACTCTTCAATTTCGGCTCATCTTATTCAAAGGGAGACGGAGAGAAGAGAAGCAGGACAAGATATACTAAAGAGGGCTATGTCATTAAGGGTAAAACCACAAAGAAAGGCTCTCCATATCGTCTTGTGCAGTATTCTTTCGAGAATGTGAAGTCACTCAGGAGTCGTACAGCTTTCGCAAGAAGTGTCAAGAAAGCGTATGTTTCCTCGAAAATGCTTAACCTCTTCGAGCACAATACAAAGCCTTACAAAGCCGATTCTCCTTGGATTAACTACGATGGCGGAGGCTTCAGAATCTCCAAAGGCGGAATAAGACAGGGACGTAACTTCTACATGGCTGAGTATAAGGGTGTAGAAAAGGCTGTGCCGTATGCAGTTGCAAGGACTGAAGAAGAGCTACAGGAGAAGATAGACAATGCTACTAGATGAATTTTTCAGCGAGGTAAAGGAAAGAATCGAGAGTGATTTCAATGAAACTCTCGAAAGCCTCGAAATGGACAGGGTGAAAGAGATAACTGAAGAATTCAACTTCGTGGACTGCTCTCCTCTCACTATGGCTGTTTTTCCTTCGGTTACAAGTGGTGAAACTGTATCAAGCACGGACGGCAGCATGACGGTATCAACTACTATCGCATTCTACGTCAATGATGAGTACGGCACAGAAAGTAATGCTCTGACATTCAGATATTTTGACGCTTTTATTTCATGGTTCAGGATTAACAATCCTCTTTTCAGTTCTTACGACATGATTGATAACGCAGTTCTTCTCCGCATGAACGAAAACTGTGATTTCAACGGCTTCGTTATCGAGCTGAAGAGTCGCATATATACAGAAATGGATTACACATAATAGGAGAAAAAAATTATGGCTAATTCACAGGCAAGAGACGGCAGACTTTCACTTGCTTTTATCGGGGGCGACCCGACTAAAGCAACATCTGTCGCAATCGGCGATTTTGTGGTCGTAACAGCAAAGGGGACAAGCTCTGTCTTCTCTGACTATGACCTCAATAGACCGTTCTTTGCAATGAAGACTTTCACTCTTGCTTCGGGAGATGAGGCATACAAGATTCCTCTTTACTTCCTCGGGCAGGCAACAGGCAAGAGTCTTTCGCACAGCAAGAACACAACTGACGTTACGATGGACTACGACGAGGCGACGAACAACGTAAGTGACGGCATTGTAAGCACTTCGGGGTCAATTTCCGGTATGTTCATCACCGAGAAGATTGTTACGGACGCAGACACAGGAGTCAACATTCTGAAGAGCAGATTCAAGACTCTTGTACAGATCGGTTCTACCGGCACAGTTACGAAGAAAGAGGCAGCAACAACTGAGAAAGACCTTCTCATCATCTGCTGGAATCTCCGTAACGCAAAGGCGGGAGACATGCTCGACATCGATATTGTTCCGGCTCTTATTACAGGGCTGTCAATCGGTGGTGAGTACGGATCGAGTCAGTCTTTCGACATTGACTTCACAGGCAACGCTTCGGATGAGAATAACTTCATGGGAAGTGAGCTTCAGCTTGAAGCGACTGCAGGGCTTCTTGCAACATTCAAGACAGCAAGGCCTGCTACGGCGTAAACACTTTACAGGGGAGGGAATCCCTCCCCTTCTATAAAAACTCAAAGGAAACAGAATATGAAAAAGTTAAAGTACGGTTTCACAAAGAATGACAAAGGTAAGACAGTTGTAAATCTCTCACATGACTTCTACCCCTTCGAGGACGATAAGGACGTGGTCGTTCACTGCAGGTATATTCCGGCAGGAAAGTTCATGTCTTTCTCCGACCTTCGTAATGGCGGATACGACCTCGGGAAGGTTTTCCTCGATCAGGTAGACGGCATTGAGGGGATCGACATCGAGGGGTACAAAGAAGCAATTACACCGGAATTCATCGCTTCACTTAATGGCGAAATTCCGAACGCAATTGTGACAAGAACAGTCATGCACCTCCTCACGAATGAGGAGCTTACGGAAGCAGAAGTAAAAAACTGAAGCTCGGCTACCAGTGTCTGAGGCAGAATTACTTTGATATGGAAAGGGGATTCATGGATGAAGGAGAAAATTCAATCATGTATCCCCTTCGAGGTATAAAAGAGGGGTCAAACTGGATACTGGCAGCCGTGACTTTCGATGATATAGAAAGTTTGAAAACGGAGTTTTTCTTCCACGCTTATGAAGTCTACGCAAACTTCTCCGTCTTCGGTAACTCATGGGGCACAGGATGGGGAAACGAAAGGAAGGTGATACTGGAAATCATCAAGATATTCAAGAGTGAAGAAAACGCATTTGACAACTGGGAAAGGGAAAAGAGGAGCAGGAGCAAGTAATGGCAGCGAATTTGAAAATCGGTATCATAGCAGATGACAGCGGTGCACAGAAGAAATTTGAAGGGCTTTCAACCAGTGTAGACATGACTACAAAGAGCGTTACGGCTCTTGCGAATCAGTTTGCAAATCTTAATGCACAGAAAGTCAATATCCTCAATAAGACAGACAAGTATGTCGAGGATATCGAAAAGCTGAGCGCAACCACAAAGAATATGCACACGGTTTTCAATCAGCTCATGAACGCCATCGAGAGGCAGAAAATCTCATGGGGGACGAGCAAGGATTCTGTTTCTGCGTTGAAGAAAGAATTAAGCGAGCTGGAGAAGGTCGAGACTCTTCTCGTATCGAAGGGGGTCGGCTCTTCCTTCTCTGGCGACCTTGCGGGGCTCGAGCCACTTGTTCAGAAATATAATGAATATAAGAAGGAATTGAAAGAAGTCATAAAGCTCAAAGAGCAGGAAGAAATAGCTTCTGCCAAAGCTCTCACTCCTTCTTCTGTCTCTTCTTCTGTCTCCTCCTCCACTTCCTACAAAAAAGCGGGGCTTTTGGGGGACAGCGTTTCTCAGATGAAACAGGAGTATGAAGCATACTCAGAGTCTCTCACGAAAATAATAAATACACTCGGAGACGGCTCACCCGAAGCAAAGAAAATGGCCGAAGCTATGGGCGAGCTTGGAAAGCGGATAGAAAAGACAGGAACACAGACAACGGCTACCTCTGGCAGAATTAAGAATCTTGTTAAGAACTTTGTCTCTGCTCAGCTTATAGTGTGGGCTCTTAGGAAAGCGTTCACGACAATTACGAACACTCTCAAAGAATCGGCAGAGGCAGCAAGTAAAGCAGAAGAGACTTACAACCTCTTCATAACCACTTTCGAGAACGCGGCAACCACTGCCGAAAGTGTGGCAACCCGCCTCAGCTCCTCCATGGGTATGGCTAACAGCACGGCACAGAAGGCTCTCGGTACTTTCGGTGACCTTGCAGCGGGGTACGGTGCAACAGATAAGGCTGCACTCGAATTTGGAGAAACAGCGACTAAAGTAGCACTCGATATCATCTCCTACAAGAATATTTCGGGAGACTTGGATACTACATTCCAGAGTATCGCTTCAGGCTTAGCGGGTAACGTTGAAAACTTCCGTAAGCTCGGATATGTAATGACCCAAGCCGAAGTCAAGACAAAACTGCAGAAGAAGGGATTAGATAAACTCACTGGCTCGGCATTGCAGTATGCACAGATACAGGCTCGACTCGAGATTTTGCAGGAAAAGTCAGTCAAAGCACAGGGCGATATGATTAAGACTCTGGACAGCACGGAGAATGTCACAAGAAGACTCAGTGAGGCATGGCTGGAGTATAAGGAGAATCTGGGGAAAGATGTTAATAAAGTTTTTACGCCTATAAAAAAGTGGTGGCTGGACATACTTGCAGCAACCAATAAGGCAATTACTGCAAAAGAGAAATTTTTAGAAACAGGGTCGAATGGAGGTGTGTTTAATGCTTCTTCAAATAATGATGATTATAATGCGTTTATAAAAGCATTAAAGAGTGCAACTCGTGGAGTTTGGTCTGGCGGGTCAGAAGAAACAAGCATAACAGGGCTCAATTCTAAAGATGAAACTGAATATAAAAAGGCAATGGAAAACCTTAAAACCATTGTAGGAATATACGGAGGAACGGCAGAACAAGTAAAAACATGGTTTTCTTCCAATAGTAGATATAGTGATGATTTAATCAACAAAATATATAACGAGATAAAAACATGGAAAGCCGAACAAGATAAAGTAGAAAAGGATAAACTCGAGAAAGAAACTTTGAAGAATGAGCGTTTGAATAGGATTGGTTCAATACTTAATCTCATGGATTCTCTTTCAAATTATGCTAAAGATATTCCTAGTATAGATGCAATCACATACACTCAAACGGCAGTGCAAAGAGGTGCAAACAATATCTCTGAAACAAAAAAAGGAAAAGTAATAGCTGTCACGCCAGTAGAAGAATATCTCGATAAAGCTACAAAAAATTGGATTGACACTCTTCTAGCTTCTTTTGCTGAAACTGACGCAATGGAATTTGTGTCTGCTCTCGATGTTGCGTTGGGAAACTCCGATATTGACAAAGCATTGGAAGAAAAGCTTGCTGCAGCTGAAAGCATTTATGAAGAACTTTGGAATGATATAATTTCCGGCGGGGAGGCCACAGCCGAACAACTCGAAACAGCCTTGAAGAATGTTAATGCTATACAAAAGAAAATCAAAAGTAGAGAGACATGGGGAAAAGCTTGGGATGAGGGGATGGAAGAGTTGAAGGAGATATTCAGCTTTACTGTCTCTTCTCTTCGTACTACTTTTGAAGTTCCTTTCATGGGGGTAATGAGGGCGTTTGAAGGAGGGATTGCAAAGGCAGGAGAAGCAAAAGCGAATGGAGGAGGATTCTTCAAACAAACAGGAGCATTCCTTTCTGGTGCAGGCGAAGGAGTATGGGAGTATTTAAAAGACATATTTAATGACCTCATAGAGCCGATAGCGAAATTTGTAACAGAGAGTGAAGCATTTCAGGAGCTAATGACAGTTCTTTCTGAATCTGTCATGCCTGCTATCAATGCCGTATTGGAGCCTTTCCTTCCTATTCTTAAAATGGTCGGAAAACTTCTCCAGGATGTAGTCCTTCCTATTCTTTATGAGCTATTCCCGATTATTAAAGCGATAGCCGTGGTTTGTGGTTATGTTATTGCAGCGGTCGGAACAGCCATCAGCTTCATCTCGAATGGTGTAAAATGGGTTGTCGGTAATGTTATCGGGTGGATCCAGGATATGGTAAATACAATTCGAGGTTGGTTCGGATGGGGGAGCGTTAATTGGGGTTTTGACGGATGGCGAAATATTGACGTTCTTGGAGAGTCTAAAAAAGTATGGGATAGCATGCTTGAAAATGTTGAAGAGATTAAAAGTTGTTCCATGGAAATCGAGAAGAACACTTCCAAAGACATGGACCTCTCCATTCTCAACGACATGGCAAGCATGGGACTGCTCTCCTCTGATGAAGTAGCTTCCCTCCGTGCTTCATATCTCGGACTCTCCTCCCCCGAAAGGCAGACACAGCTTATCCGCACCGAAGCCGAAAACTATGCTACTAACCTCCGATCGGGGAGCACACAGAATGTCTCCTACGGCGATATGTCGATCGTGGTCAACTCCGAATCCGGCGATCCCGAAGCTATAGCGAAGGAAGTGGCAAGAATTCTCGAAGAATGGAAGAGGAGCGGAAAGAGTAATTTCCAGACAGCAATAGCATAAGGATAATGAGGGGCTGACTATAGCATAAGGAACTAAACTTGTTTACATCTTTCTTTTATTCCCATCTCGGTTTAGAATTGGAGCATGAATAAAGGACTCGGGTACTACTTATCACTGGATAAAATCTCTTGGAAAGATATATCGGGGCTGATTAACAGCAGAAACACGACGATTCAACAGAACTTATGTTCGACTGAATTCAGGTCTGCTGTTGATACAGCCTCTATTCAGCTTATCCCTGCATGTGATACATCTCTCTGGTCGGAAGTTCTTTCTCTCTTAATGGATAATGACACTATATATGCTCGAATTGCCTCTACAACAGAAATCACTCTCTTCTATGGTGTAGTTGACAGGAGCAATATCGACATAGAGACAAAAAAAATCCCCTCTTCCTGCTCCATCCAACTCAATGACGTTTCTACTCTCTACCTTGATAAAGAGCCGAAGACATTTCTTGCATTCAGAGAAAAAAAGATAAGTGAGATAGTATTCGGAATTCTTGACGATATCGGCATGGTTCACACTGAAGACAATCCAATGAGCGAAGAAGATGATATCACGCTTCCTGCATATGTAATCGACCCCGATGATAGCGAAGATTACAGAGCCATGATAGATACTCTCCTCTTTGAGCATGGCGGATATGTACTCAACACAAAAATTACAGGAGAGGCTGAAATAGTCGCTCTGAAGTGGAAAGATGATAACAGTAGTAAAAGAGTAGTAGCCTCTTCAGTGCTTGTCTCTACAGGCATAAAAACGTCAACTCAGATACTTGATGAAGATGGACTCGACCTTACATATTACACTCTGGCTAAAACAGAGCCGGATAAGAAGGGAAAGAAGCAGGCTGTGTATGTCGCCGTGTCTTCTTACTCGGATACAGGCTCAGGAATAAAATCGGATACAGACTTGAATGCAGGATATTACTATCCCGAAGATGGAGACTTGGAAGCGACATATCAAGAATATGATGATTCACTTTTAGATAGAGCATACAATCTCAAACTCAATAGAAAGAAGAATGATAATTTAGCCATTGTAGATGTAACAGAGACAGAGCTTTCATGTAATGGTTATGCTTATAAAGATGATGGCGAGACTATTGATTACTCGAAGTTTTATTCGGGGGCGGAGCTCTTTGATTTTCCTGTACTCTCTCCCCTCGGTATGACAGCTAACCCTGTGTACTATCCGACGAAAGCGTGGATTTTGGGGCTGAATAAGACAGGGAAGAAAATAAACCTGCAGGAATTCACCATAAGGGGGACAGTCCTCTATAAGAACAGAAAATGCAGAGTCCTTCTTCCTTTATCGGCAGAGAATCCCGAAGAGTATGAAGCAGAGACTATATATACTCCAGAAGTGGCGGACAAATTTGCACAGTTTTACTGGCATTTCAAGAAGAATTCAAGGTACATCACTTCATGGAAAGAGAATGGGAATAAGGTTAATGAGCTCGGCTCTCTTGTGACCGTCTCACACAAAGCGACAGAATTCGGACAGAGTGCATTGGTAGTAAGTACGGAACTTTCCTTTATCCGTCCCGACTACATGCAGACAAGTTTTACAGCCGTGGCAGTGGGGGCATGGAATGAATACCCTGTGAAGACTTGGGGTATGAACGGCGGAAAACGTGGAGGCATATCCTCCATGCAGAATTACTACATGAGAAAGGCTGTAGCGGAAGAGCCTAGTAGTGATGATACAGGGTGGACAGCAACAGCGGAGAGCGTGACGGGGGAACTTCCATACCTCTATAAGAAAGAGGTAGTGCTCTACTCCAACGGCAATAGAGAGGAAAAGATATATCTTGCAGCAGTCTTCGGAGCTACTGGGAAAGACGGAGCTTTCTATCAGTTCGAAATAGAGAGCACGAACGGAGTCTATTTCAAGTCTTCTTCTTCGGTGACTATCCTCATATCAAGGGTGTACAAAAACGGAGCTGAAGAAGATTCATCGGGTTCTACTTATAATTACACATGGAAGAAAGTTAAAGCTAATGGAGTCGAGGATACTTCCTTCACGCCGGAGCTTCCTACAGAGGAGCAGTTATCGGCTTTAGGGATAACTTCGGGGAGTAGTAAAGCCATAGTGATAAGAGCAAATTCCGTTGATGAACTGGCGACGTATTACAGTGTCGTAGAGGAGAAATAGAACGTTATGGGAAAGAGATTAGGCGGTTCAAATATAAGCATTGCACAGCTTCGAGATGGCTACAGTTATACAGAAGTTCGACTTTATTCGGAGGCAGAGAGGGAGGCATATCCTCTCACACTTCTCTATAATTTCACCTCGGGAACACTTCTTTCGGGGGTAGACGGAAAGAGCCTCTCGGAGTGTCTTAACGGTTGGAGCACAGAGCCGAATACAGGACGGCACTGCACAATCGCAAGTGCACGCACCACAGGAGAGATAGCGGAGATAGCCTCATCCTCATGGTGTGAGCAGTTTGTCACCTCGGAAGACGGAGAGACAATAACTACTGTCACACTCTACACCAGAGCTAATTCAAGCCCTGCTCTCCCCTCTTCTACGCTTGAATATGATTTCTCTACAGGATTGGTAACGGGCACAGGCAAAGGCGACTGGGTAACTTCCATGGAAGATTTCACAGGAGGCACGGCTTATGCTCTGTGGTCAACTTCAGCCATCGCTGTAATGGGAAAGAACGGCAAGGGAAACATAGAGTCATCGAAGTGGAGTACCCCGAAGAAGATAGCAGAAGACGGTGTTTCTCCTGTAGAAATGTACCTCGGAAAATATTCCTACATCTTCCCTGCCGACGAAGATGGCATAATCAAGAAAGACGATTACCTTGCATTTTCTTCTGATGTCCTCCTCGTGCAGGGCGGGGTGAGTTTAGATTTTACTCTCAGCGTGGCAGGAACTGGCATTACATGGATAACCACAGAAGGAAAGACTGTAAAGCTCACAAAAGACTCTGTAATGCTCGAAGATACAGCTTCGATTAAAGTCACGGCTACATACGACGGCGGAAGCATAAGCAAGATTATAACTCTTGCTAAAGCCAAAGCCGGTAAAGACGCCATCCTCTATTTTGCATGGTCCAAAAGCGAGACGGAGTTTATACCACGTGATTCCTCATTCTTCATGTGGGGTTCGGCTTTCGGTTTCTTCAACGGTGGTATGATGGGAAGCTTGCCTCTTC